AATTCTGTATTAGGAGTAGCTTGGGTAGATACATTAAGTGTAATTTCTGTTCCTGTACCAGTAACATCAAATATTTGAGTATCATTAAGAAAATAATCTGAAGCATTCATAACAGAGGTATCAAGTCTACTAAATGAACCTGTTACACTTGTAATATCTCCACTTGCACTTATATCACCAGATGCTGTTATTCTATTTACATCTAAAGGACCTTGAAATGTTGTAACTGTACCTGATCCTCTACCTATATTAATTTTAGTTATAGATGCATTATAACCTATAAAAGAACTTGTACCAAATAATTTTATTGCTGTTTTTCCATCACCAAAAGTAAATTCATCTGACATAATTAAACCACTTGAACTTACAGTTCCTAATACTTTAATGTATTCAAAAGATCCTGATTCAACATAATTAAAAGATCCTGTAGCTACTGTTACAGAATCTGCTATTAATTGTGTACTTGCACTTATATTTGAAGCTGTTATATTATTTGCAGCAAATATAGAATCACTTACATCTACTTTACTTGCGCTAAAAGTATTTGTTATATGAAGACTTCCTGAATTAGTTTCAGGTTTCATACCTGCTTTTGAATCTATTAAATCTACATAATTACCCTGAGTAGGTATATCTCCTGTTTGAAAATACCCTTTTAATGTTGAATTTATTACTTGTGCCATTATCCTATTTTATTATTATTTTCTACTATTTGATATCCTATACCTCCTCC